TATTATTTCAGCAAATGAAGTAATCCAGTATTTTATACATTCTGCCTATCGAGATGAGTTGATTGTCTATCTTGAATTAACTGATCCACACTTTAATCCACTGGTGGGGATATCTTATGAGGGTAATAATTTATTAAAATTTATAATTGATTTTACTCATCCATTATCGTGCATACAAAAAGATTTTGATTTTAAAACAGAAAAGAAAAAACAAAAAAAAGAACGCATGTTGCATTTAAAAATCAGAGCAGATGCAGCCACACCAGTGTTAAGAAAACGGATGCCACTGGATGATCTGCTTATTGGCTATCACTGCCGGATTGATAGAGAGCCTGATGTTTATAATAAAAAATTCTGGCATCATTTCACAAACATTTATATTTCGTAGGGGAGAACACAATGGGAGATAAAAACACAGTAGGTTTAAAAGTTAATGACTTTGATTTTATGCTTGGTCTTTTACAACAAGAATTTGGCCCAAAAATTTTTCTGAGAGAATATGTGCAAAACAGCATCGAGGCAATACAAAACACAGTTGATAAAAAAGGCTCAATAATTATCGACTGGGACATGGCAGAATATAACAAAGCAAAAAAAAATGGCAAAGAAGTCTATAAAATGAGAATCACAGACAATGGTGTTGGAATGGATGAAGCAGCCCTTAATAAGATGGCTTATATGTTTACACAAAAAAATACAAACGATTATGAAAACTATGGCATCGGTGCAAAAATGAGCGGATTAAAAAGAAGCCCATATAGCATCTTATATACATCATGGGTTGATAATATTGGAAGGTCATTGATTTTGCATAGGAATGGTAAAAATCCAGGTATTCTTACGCAACTTGACGATGACAACAATCCACAAACAGTAATCAGTGGATATACAAAAACTAATGTCCCAATATACAGATCAAAATCGGGAAATGTAAGACATTTAATACAAAATCATGGAACGTCTGTCACCTTGTTTGGAACACACCCAGAGGACAGCACTTTTGATAATCCAGATCCTGACGACCAGGTAAAACTTTATTGGATCCCAAA